CACGTGGCATGCAATGTCATATGTGTGCAAGAAACAGTGGCTGTTGTGAACAAGCGAATGGTAAATGTTGCTATTGGTGTGTTCCTGACAATGTTTATAAAGTAACATTTGAAATTTGGAGTGGTGGTGGTGGTGGCCCAGGTCATACATGCTGTCAATGTTGTTCGTTCGCTGTTGGCGGCGCAGGCGGCAATTACGCTACTAAAACAATTGATACTAACCCAGGTTGTCAATATAGTGTATGTGCTGGCGGTTCATGGCCATGCGGTAAGTCACATACGTGTTCACCGGGTATGGGGTGTAGGTCATATATTAATGGACACAATCTAAGTAACTTCTGCGCTACTGGTGCATGTGGTGGCTGGATGTGTAATGGCGATGCATGGGGACAGAGACACGCAGTAAGTGATTGTGCTAACTGTTTAATCTGTGGAATATTTGGTGCTGACTTTGGCATGATGGGCGGCATGGGCATGAAAGCTGGTGCAACAACATGTAGATGTCACGGACAAACTAGTTGGACAGGTGCGGCGGCAGGACTTGGCACGTATTCAGGTACAGCAACTTCTGAAGCATGGTGTGCATGTGGATGTCATATTAATTGGCCATCAGGTGGCGGAGTTCCTGGAACATCTAGTTACTGCGGTAACTGGGCAAAATGTTGTTCAGGTGGTTCAGGTCAAGGTGGCAGTGGCATGGTAAAGATTACATTTGTATAAGGTAAGGAAATAAAATGGCAACATACGCAAGTTATAAGACACTAACAGCAGACAATTTCGAGAGTAACAGTGTTACTGCCGCGAAACTTGGTGCAAATGCCGGTAACAAATACAGTACCTTATGGGTATATAATGCACGTGGCATGCAATGTCATGCATGTACTGACGCAGGTGATTGTTGTGAACAAGCAAACGGTAAATGCTGTTATTGGTCAGTTCCGGCAGGCGCATCAAAAGCAGTTTTTGAAATTTGGAGTGGCGGCGGCGCAGGTGGCGGCGGCACATGTTGTAACAACTGTATGCACACAGCTGGCGGCGCAGGCGGCAATTACGCAATTAAATCAATTAGTACATGCCCGGGATGCCAATACAGTATTTGTGCTGGTGGTTCTTGGCCATGTTCAAAGTCACATACGTGTTCACCGGGGATGGGCTGTAAGTCATATGTAAACGGATACAATCTAAGTAACTTCTGTGCAACAGGTGGTTGCGGAGGATGGATGTGTAATGGCGGTGCATGGGGTCCAACCCACACACAAACATGTGGTAACTGTAATATCTGTGGCATATTTGGCGCAGACTTTGGAATTATGGGATCAACTGGAGTGTCAGGCGGACACGGTGCTTGTCAATGTAAATCAGCTGACTGGGCACAATCAGGAGCGGCACCCTTTGTAGGTAAACGTACAGCAGGCGCAAACGCAGAAGCGTGGTGCAACTGTGCATGTTACGTTAACTGGCCGGCAGGTGGCGGACAAACAGGACAGAGTTCATATTGCGGCAACTGGGCAAAATGTTGTGCAGGTGGTAATATGGGTGGATCAGGAATGGTCAAAGTAACATTCGCTTAAAAGGAAAGAGAACAAATGGCAACATATGCAAGTTATAAAAAGGTAGCAACAGACAGTATTGTAGACGGAACAGTTCAAAGTGCTGATATTGCACACGGCAACGGAAACAATATGGGTGTAGCGTGGGTGTATAATGCACGTGGCATGGCATGTCATTCTTGCTCTAGACAAAGTGGTTGCTGTGAACAAGCAAACGGTAAATGTTGTTATTGGTGTGTACCAGACGGTGCAAGTACGGTAACATTTGAAATTTGGAGTGGTGGCGGCGGTGGCCCAGGTCATACATGCTGTAACTGTTGTTCATTCTCCATTGGTGGAGCAGGAGGAAACTATGCTTCAAAAACAATTGATACAACTCCGGGATGTCAGTACAGTGTATGTGCTGGTGGTTCTTGGCCATGTGGTAAAGCACACACTTGTAGTGCATCACTGGGCTGTAAGTCATATATTAATGGACATAATCTAAGTAACTTCTGTACTGTTGGCGGTTGCGGTGGATGGATGTGTAATGGCGATGCATGGGGTCCGAGACATACACACATTGGTTGTGAAAACTGTAACATTTGTGGTATTTTTGGTGCTGATTTTGGCGCAATGGGAACTACAGGATGGAAAGCTGGACACGGAGGTTGCCACTGTAACTATACATATTCAGGATCAGGACAGCCGCCAATGATCGGAAAGATGTCAGTGAGTGTAGCTTTGAATTCTTGGTGTAACTGCGGATGTGCTATTGAATGGCCATCAGGCGGTGGCAATCCAGGTACTAGTTCATATTGCGGTAACTGGGCAAAGTGTTGTGCAGGCGGATCAGGACAAGGCGGATCAGGCGTTGTTAGAATAACCTTTATGTAAATGATAAATAGTTTTAGGAGCTGAAAAACATGAGAATAATTAGTCAAGAATTTACTTACCCATTATGGGATGAGTGGAGAAAAAATAGTTTTACGCAAGGGCTTACTGGCACCTTTACATATGATGGTCCAGAATTTTTAACCTTTGAAGTACAAAATGATCCGGATACTCCAGATTATGGAAAAGAATCAGGATGGTGCCTATGGCGCAAAAATGAATTAGAAAGACCAGCTGGTGCTGATATCATGAGAGTAACAGTTGATTGCAAAGCCAATCCTTTACTATGTGAAATTGGTAACGACTGTGGTAAAGAATCAGGTGTAGAAATGCGTCGACAGCGTGAATGGCAAATCCTTTGGGACGCACCGGAAGGATATATGGATGTTGAGTATACAACTGAAGTAGAACCACGCGATGTATATGACGAACAGAACATTACATGGGACTTTACAACTAATGAATTTGTTATAGGAGTACATGACTGGGCCGCAACAGGTACAAATGTAAACATTACATGGGAAGAAGTTAGAGATGTACGAGATGCAGAACTACATGACACTGATGCAAAAGTTGGCCAAACAGATGCTCCGGAGTCAATTCAACAGAGTTGGATAGATTATAGACAGAGATTGCGTGATCATCCTGCTCTTATGCAGGCACGTGGATACGAACCATTCCAAGCAATTATGATGTTTCCGGTAGTTCCAAAAGATATGAGAGATCCTTCATTGTCAGCTGATCCTACAGATCCGTATAGAGATGGCGCATTTGCTGTTGACGTTACGATTGCAGGACTAAAGGCCGCAGGCAAGAAATAACTCTTTTAAAATAAAAATTATAATCCCTGTATATTAACGTATGCAGGGATTTTTTTTGAACCACGTTTACTGTCAGCAATTAACTCTCCCAATAAATATTTCTATACACAGGAGAGAACCTTGACACGCAAAAAAGCATATTTTATAAACGGCGGCGCCGGCAGAGTAGTTGCATCTATTCCTGCATTTGAAAAGTTATACGAAACAGACAAAGATTTTATTATTGTTTGTGAAGGAGGAATGGATTTTTATAAAGGACATCCTGTATTACACGAACTAGCATACGATAATTGGCATAAAAACTTGTTTAAAGATTACATTAAAGACAGGGATTGCTTCTCACCAGAACCATATAGAGTTTGGGAATACTATAATCAAAAATGTAGTTTAGCACAGGCATTTGATATTGCAATTAATAACGAAGGCCTTAGAGATTTAACAGACCCAACAATACATATGAACAAGCAAGAAATGGTGCAAGGCTTTAAAGTCATTGAAGAAATTAAAGCAATGACTAAAAAAGACAAAGTTGTAGTATTCCAACCATTTGGTAGAACCGCAGAGAACATGGGAGACTTTGTAATTGATAGCACTTCTAGAAGTTTCCACCTCAACGATGTAATTCGTATTTGTAAAGACTTACGTGATGATTATGCTGTTGTTGTAATGAGCGAATTTCCAATTACAATCGAAGAAACTCCAACAGTTCCTGTTGCAATACCACAAATTGGCGATGTAAGAGTTTGGTCTAGTATTATTCAAATTGCAGATCACTTTATTGGGTGCGATAGTTTAGGACAACATATGGCAAAAGCATTAGGTACTACATGTACTAGTGTTATTGGTAGTACATACCCTATTAATATATCGTATCCTAATAGTCCTGACTTTGATATTATTGATCTAGGTGAAGGAAAGCGTAAGTTTAGTCCTATTAGACTTACTATGGAAGATGCAGTTGAACGATTTAACGACGAAGTAATGGAATTAACTGATGAAAGTTTTAAGAAGATTATTACTAGTGTAAGAAAACGTCTAGGCAAGCCAAGATCATATACTGGTAACTACGTTGCACAACAACAAGAAGGTGAAGTTTGTCCTACACACGGAGTTGTGCATTCAAATGGTGTAACTCACGGGCAATCAGCTCAGATTTTAGGTAGAACAGGGAAGTAAATGAATAATCCTGCTGATTTCTTAAATTCATCTTATACAACACCAGTAGATAAAAGGTCAGACGCAGGCCAGATTGAAACTTGGGTTGTAGACGATCTCTATTATCCTAAATGGAAGAATTTTTTATCTATATTTGATGATTATAATGAATATCATAGAAACGCAGGCGGCGGCTATAAATTTTATAAGACCAACATGGAGTATCCAACTGATATTGATCCAAATTTGGACTTACATGCGTTTATAAGATTTGAATTACAAAACTTACCAATTGATATTGGGCAGTTTAAAAAAGCGTGGGGGCTAAAATACCCACCAGGTGGGTATAGTGGTCTACATACTCATACACCGGGAAAGCAGTTAACAGCTATATTATTTTTAGATGATTGTCTAGTGGACATTAATAGCCCACTAGCTGGAAATTTAATTACACTACAGCCTACAGAAGATAACAGCATTCAGTACCTTACACACCCTACCGAAGCAGGCAAAATGGTAATTATGGATGGTAGAGTGTTTCACGGAACATATCCTACAACTAATGAAAGAAAGGTGTTTGTAATTGATTTTGATTACACACCAACGCTTACGTTTGATACAACAAATGCAGTTTAACAGAATTAAAAATACAATAAAGGAAGATAAAACTATGACGCAGTGGATTGGAGCAATTACAAGAGGACACAATGGTGGCGCTGTTCTATTAAAAGACGGTGAAATTGTGTTTGCAATTGAAGAAGAAAGACTAACACGTAAAAAATACGATGGTGGGCCACTGGCCGCGATGATTAAATTTTTAGACTACACTGATAAACTTGATTATTTGGTAGTTGCACACACGCAACCATTAGAAGATTCGAGTAGAATTGATTTTAGTGGTGGAGACATGTATACTGGTCTAGCACGTAAGTTAGGATTAATTGATCGTTCAGACAGCGCATACTCGCAAGATGGAAAATACGAACATAGACAAGTAGTTGATCTATCTAGTGTACATCATAAGTTACATGCGGCTTGTGCATTTTATAGATCAGGTATGGAAACAGCAACAGCAGTAGTTGTTGATGGTGCTGGAACATTTATACCTATGAATATCAATACTGGTATTTTTAACGATGAATTTATGACATGGGAAACTGAAAGTATTTTTAATTGTGCATATCCCGATGCATTTAAAACATTGTATAAACATCAAGGCGGAAATGGCCCGTTCCCAAGTACATGTATTCCGTATATTCCGTCAGATAGAGAAGGTGAAGAAGGATATCACGAACTAGTGCTTGACGATACAGCAGGTATTGTAAAAGCATATGAAGCAGTAACACAATATTGTGGCTTCCAACCAATTGAAGCAGGAAAAACTATGGGACTTGCTCCATATGGCAAACCTAATAGTAATATTCCAACAATATATACAGATGGCAATGGTGGCAAGTGGAGAACGAGTGATAGAAATGTTGTTGTTCCAACATATCCTAATGCGGCTGTTATTAATGAAGGCAAATATGATTATCTTGACACATCAGAAGACGTAATTAATAGTAAAGTTGATTTAACTACACTAGAAAACCGTCGAGACTTAGCATATGCTGTACAAACAGAATCACAACAAGAAGTTTTAAGTCTTATTATGAAAGCAGTTGAAATGAGTGGCAACAAAAATGTTGTACTAAGTGGCGGCTATGCACTAAACTGTGTTGCTAACTATTGGTATCTTGATAAGCTACAAAAAGAAGGTATTACTTTGTATGTAGAGCCAGTTAGTAACGATGCAGGTACTGCAATTGGCGCGGCAATGATGATGTACCATCAAACAACTAAAGATACTAAAGTACGTCCGTTAGCAGAAACAATCTACGAAGGATTTGAATATCATTATAGCGCAGAAGAAATTAAAGAAGTTGCTGACAAATACGGAGCAACAGTTGTAGAAGCAGATAATAAAAAAGTTGTTGATCTAATTCGTAACAAAAACATTGTAACAATGTTTCAAGGAAAAAGTGAAAACGGCCCACGTGCATTAGGTAACAGAAGTATTATGTATGATCCAACTGACCCTAACGGTAAAGATCATGTTAATAGTGTTAAGCGTAGAGAATATTTCCGTCCATTTGCAGGAACTATCCTTGCTGAACATGCAAGTGAGTGGTTTGATATGCGAGGATTGGAAGAAAGTCCGCATATGATGTATGCAATGGATTGCCAGGAAGGTAAACAAGATTTAATTCCTAGTATTATACATGTTGATGGAACATGTCGCATACAAACTGTAACAAGAAAACAAAATAAGCACTATTATGATATTATTGCTGAATTTTATGCGCAAACCAATGTGCCAATTATCTTTAATACTAGTTTTAACTTAGGTGGCGAGCCGTTAGTAGAAACACTAGATGATGCAATTCGTACACTTTACAACAGTGAAATGGAATACTGCTATTTGCCAGAATATAGTGTAATGATCGAAATGAAGAACTAGTGACACATCAATCTATATATTCTGTACCGGTATATAAAGCAAAGTTAGCCAACCATGTAGATATACAAGCAGATTTTACTGAAGTACTCAAAGGCGATGAGTACTTTAGTGAAGTTCCAACATGGAATAGTAACGTAGATACAACTTTCGGTAATAGAGATGCTGATAGCTTACCTTGGCAACAGTTTATTAAGTCGGCTATTGCAGGTCTTAATGAGTACTTGGAAATTTACGAACTAGATCTTCCAAGAGATTACAGGATTGAATGTTGGCTCAATAGATACACTAATGGGCAATTCCAAGAAGTTCACAATCATGCTGGAGAATCTATTATTAGTTGTGCATATATGATGCATACGCCTGCTAATAGCGGAAACTTTACATTTTACAAAAATGCATATGATTATTTCCATCAATCAGACTTACCAAAGTTAACTACACAACCTTTTAAGTTTAACAATAGAATAACACCCCCACTAGACGAAGGTGACATTATATATTTTCCAAGCACATTAGAACATTATGTTTCGCCTAACAATAGCACAGAAGTAAGAGCAACAATTAGTGCTAATTTTATTATTAAGGAACGTATAAATGAATAAAAATACAATTAACGAAGTAGAAGCATTTGATATTAATCAAGACTTTGATGCAAGGCTATGGAGATTTGGACAACATAAAGTTCCAGTATTAGTAGTTGATAATTTTTATAAGAATCCAGATATGGTGCGACAACTTGCATTAGATATTCCAGCATCAACCAATAAACGCATTAGAGGAGGCAATCCTGCTGAGCGAGTAAATGCATTTTATGAGTTAAGCGGTATGTGTTGGGCATTTGATCAATTGAGTAGAACATATTTTCCAGAGATTATGGAACACAAACCACAAGAATACATGCAAAATAGTTTTATGAATGCAACCTTTATGGTTAATGTTATGCAGTCAGATAAGTTGCCGCCACTTGTGCCGCACCAAGATAATCCTTCAGGAACAAATCTTGCTAGTACAATTTACTTAAACAATGCTAACGAGTGTAACGGGGGCACTAGCTTTTACGAGTTTGGAGGCGAAACATGCTTTACTGACCAAGTACAACTAATAAACGGAGATATTGGAATGGATGTTGCTGGTACTACTAAAGTAACAAAATACATAACTGATAGTTCACATGATTGGAAAATGATTGGAATGGTTCCGATGCAGTATAATAGAATGGTATTGTACAATCAATCCTTACTACACTCGGCATATGTAAAGCCAAGTATGTTTACAGATAAAAATTATAGAATTAATCAACAATTCTTTATGTAGGAGAAAAATAAATGAAAGATAATTTTGACGGACTTGAAGAATACTCGAATGTTTTTCCAATTGATTGGTGTAAACAAATAATTAAACGCTTTGAAGAAATGTCTGCCAGTCAATTAACAAACCTCGAAAGCAGTACAAAGAATCAAGACGAAAGAATTATTATGGATTGGGCAAATCATAATTCAAGATACCATGCAGACGATGACTTGTGTCGTTATTTCTATGCTACTCTTAATAAAGTGTACACAGAAAAGTATCGTACTAAGTATGAAAGTTTAGGTAACGTCTTACAGCATTCTCCTAAAGGAATGAGTATACAAAAGACTATGCCGCATCAAGGTTATCATGCCTGGCATTGTGAAAGCGCATCATTAAGTTCGTGTTCGCGGGTACTTGCTTACACAGTTTACTTAAATGCTGTAGAAGAAGGCGGCGAAACAGAATTCCTATACCAAGGAGTTAAAGTTAAACCTGAACCAGGCAAGCTAAGTATTTTCCCTACAGCATTTACCCATCCACATCGCGGCAATCCTATTTACAAAGGAAGTAAGTACATTGTAACGGGATGGTATACATTAGATGAATGACATGAAAATAGCAGTAGTGGGTGGCGGCACAGCAGGATTTGTATCGGCACTTATTTTAAAAACAACATTCCCAACATATCAAGTAGACATTATTCGTTCAGAAAAGATCGGAACTATTGGAGTTGGTGAAGGGACAACAGAACATTGGGCCGCGTTTATGGACCATGTTGGAATACAGACAGCTGATCTAATTACTAAATGCGATGCAACATATAAAACAGGAATTATGTTTGAGGACTGGGGAGATAAACCATATCTTCAAAGTGTACATTCTCCTTTTGTAGTTGATCACTTAGGATTACCAGCCGCATATGCAAAACTTATTGGTGAGAAATGCGATCCGAGAGATATGACAGGTGACTATCTTTGGGACAACCGTGTACCGTTTAATAAGTTTATGGACGAACGTCCAAACGATACTGGTGTTAGTCAATATCATTTTAATACAGCAAAACTAAATGATTACTTAAATGATTTTGCACGTAGCAACGGCTGTAATATAATTAATGACGAAATAGTAGATGTAGTAATTAACGACCAGGGTATAGATTACATTACAGGCGAAATTGCAACTTACAATTATGACTTTTATATTGATTGCACAGGATTTTCTAGATTATTAATTAGTAAACTAGGAGCAAATTGGAATAGCTACAGTAAGTATCTTAAAGTAAATGAAGCTATTGTATTTCCAACACCCGAAGAAGAAGAAATCCCAGTTTGGACTTTGGCAAAGGCAATGGACGCAGGATGGATGTTTAGAATACCAGTACAAGGCCGCAAAGGCAATGGATATATTTTTGACAGCAACTTTATTACAGCCGACAAAGCACAAGCAGAAGTAGAAGCATATCTCGGATACAGTGTTGAAGTAGCAAAACATATTAAGTTTGATCCAGGAGCAATCGATCGTCCTTGGATTAAAAATGTATGTGCTATTGGCCTCAGTGCTAGTTTTGTAGAACCGTTAGAAGCAAGTAGTATTGGTACTAGTATTAACCAAGCATTTTTATTAGCACAACGTATTGTTAATTACAACGAACAAAGTATTAATCGATACAATGTAGAAGTTAATGCTATAATGGAAAACATTAGAGACTTTGTTGCGCTACACTATGTTAGTAACAGGCGTGACACACCTTTTTGGAGAGAAATAGCTAACACCCCCTTGCCAGATACACTAAAAGAAAATTTACAAATGTGGAAAACACGTTTACCTATTGCTGACGACTTTACTTCGTACACAAAGAAAGTATTATTTAATGAATACAATGTTGCACTAGTAATGCACGGACTAGATTTGTTTGACACTGATAGTATTTTATCACAGTATAATATGTTACCAGACGGCGCAAAGGAACATGTTGATCAGAGTTGTAGATTTAAAATAGATTTTGATAAATCAAAAACAATCCCACATAAGTTAATGCTAGAGTTATTAAGGCATCTAGTATGAGGGTATTTGCATTTGGATGCAGTCTAACACAGTATTTTTATCCCACTTGGGCAGATGTATTAATACATCATTACGTAGAAGAAGGTGCCACTGTTGGAGAGAACTGGGGACGTAGTGGTGCGGGTAATCAATACATATCAACTCGACTATGGGAAGCAAACACTGAACACAAATTTAATAAAGACGACATCATCTTACTACAGTGGTCTAGTTTTTTCCGCGAAGACAGATATCACATGGGCGGCGGCTGGTGGACCCCAGGTAACTTTAACGCTTATAATACACCTGATGAAGCATTTATTGTAAACAATTATCGTTATGAAAATTCTTGGGACTATGCAGATCCTATATGGGCAACAATGAGAGACTGTGCATTAATAAGCAGTACACACAAAGCATTAGAAAATATTGGATGTAATGTTATATCTACTGGCTTTAGAGAGCCAACAGAGGGCTGGAACGAACTTAGTAAAGAATTTAATATTAAAAACAAATATTTAGAATTAGAAGATTGTAGAGCAATACTAGAAAAGTACAAAGATGATATTAAAACTACTTGTCCACCAATACTTAATGCATTAAATTTTGGAACTGACGATGAATTTTTTAAAACAAGACCAACAAGTGTGCCTAGTAAAAATCCAGAACACGCACATATGCATCAGCCCGAAGTGCATCCACTTACACACGAAGCCGCAAATTTTATACAAGAACACGTTTGCAAATTAAATAATAAAACTTTAGAGTTTGTTGAAACATGGAAACAAACATTAACAGCCGCTGATGATATTTTACTTTTTGACCTAGATTGGTTTAATAAAGAACAAGTAGGCTGGTCAGATGATAGATGGAGACCGTAATATGAGTACACCGGTAATTGGATTAGACAGAGATGGTACTATTAATGTAGATATTGGAACATATGTAACTCGCCCTGAGCAGTTTACACCAATTGAAGGTAGTTTAGAAGCTGTAAAAATGATTAGAGATAAGGGGTATGACGTTGTTATCCTTACTAATCAAGGTGGGATCAGTAAAGGAATAATGGACGAAGTTGATGTTGACCTAGTACACAATCATATGCTTAAATTATTAGGCGACATTGGATGCAAGAGCATTAATGGCCTTTATTATTCAACCACTAGTCTTAAAGACGATATTTACGCAAAGCCTAATGTAGGAATGTTTAAACGTGCGGCCGCAGAAGTAGGGTGTGATTGGAAAAACGGTTTGTATGTTGGAGATAAAATTAGTGACCTTAAGGCCGCAGTAAAAGCAAAAGCAAGACCTGTGTTACTACGTACAGGATACGGAGCAGAAACTGTTAAGAAGTTAAATACGTTTGCAAACAAAGACCTTAAAAAACAGACTGAAATTTTTGATAATTTATATCAATTTGCCCATAGTTTAGTAGATATATCATAAAAATCCGTACTGTTGCATATCTTTATAAAACGATAAATACAATATGGAGCATGAACTATGAATAAACTTCTAACAGGCCTATTTACAAAAGGCTCAAACCAAACAATTCATCTGCCGGACAGATCTAGCTTTAGTTATAAAGGTAATTGGATCGGCTGTCACTACAACACGATTATGGATCAATGGCATGTTGGCGAATTCAGTAGTGTAACGTATCAAATCACAGTTGAATTTGATTCAAACGAAAAAGAAATTATGCAACTTTCAGTAGTTGCAAGACCTGATAGAGCAGTAGCAAGTGTATTTGGAAGATCAAGCATTAACCAAGAACTAATTGCATTATCGGTTACTGTAGACGAAAGCATTTGCAAGATACACGTTAATCCGTCAAGTAGTATATACTCTGGCGCTAAATTAATATATCATGCAACGTATGCAAAAACAATACATCAATTGACTCCGCCTGCTATTATTGCAGACGTGTCTAGTGTCGAGGAAGGCTCTGGAATAAATACTTTTGATGCAACAAGTACGTATTTTGATAATACGAACATAACATTTGATAAGGTGTAAGAATGGCAAAATCAATTTTAAATTTAGGAACAGCCGCAAACGACGGTACTGGTGATAGTCTTAGAGCAGGTGCTACTAAGATCAATACTAATACAGACGAACTATATAGTTCGTTAGGCGACGGTACAAACTTAAAGGACTTAGTGAACTCAAGTTTAGAACTTGATATTCCAAACGACGATAACAAAATTAATAAAGTATCATTTCATGCGTCAACGTTAAACCAAATGAACGCAATTAGCACAAGCACATATCATGGTGCAATGCTACACGTACACGAAGGCGGAACAGTTTATGTTGCACACTCAAGTGCATGGCGTAAAATGCTATTAGACGCTAGTGGCGGAGCAATTCCAAACTACACTGATCCACTGTCAGCAGTTGCATACACAGGAACTATTAATAGTTTAACTGATGTTGATACAACTTCGCAAGCACCGCAAGCAGGTAACGTTCTTAAATGGGACGGAGGCAAATGGGCACCTGGGGTTGACGTAACTTCAGGTGGCGCGGCAGTTGATGCTGGTACCCTTGATGGCTTTGATAGCTCGTACTTTACAAACTATAATAACCTAAATAACAAGCCGACCATTCCAACAACGCTTATTAATTTAAGTATTACTGATGGGTCGAGTGGACAAGTATTATCTGCAAACGGCAACGGTACATTTACATTTATTACACCAGCCGCAACTGGCATTCAGAACTTATTCGAAACAGTTGCAGGCGATACTGGAACAACAACTGCAAATGCCGCAAC